CATTGCGAAGAATAAAATGACAGCACATCAAAAAATAATAAGAGAAAAAATGAAAGGAGAAGATTCTTGGAATCTTTTTGGAGAATGGTGGAAAGACGTTGATATTGATATAAAAAAGGCAGTAGTTCAAGAGATAGATTTTAGAACGGCATCAAATTTAATTAAAAAATATGAGTGGCTTGGCTGTATGCCAGCAATGGTCAAATATTGTTTTGGGATTTATTTTGAAGGAAACTTAGGAGGTGCTGTCGTTTATAGCACTGAATATATTGAAAATTTAGGTCACTGGGATAAATACGATTACACAGGGAAAATAATTTTACTTTCTAGAGGAGCTTGTGTTCATTGGGCGCATCCTCATAGTGCTAGTAAACTAATTACTTCATCAATGAAAATGCTTCCTAAGCAATACAAAATAGTCACTGCAACTGTTGACGAACATGCTGGAGAAATTGGAACTATTTATCAAGCTTGTAATTTTGCATATATAGGTTCAATGCGTGAAAACAATCCAAATGTAAACAGTAGAAAAAATGACAGGTTTGGAGTAAAAGTAAACGGCAAATTATATGGAGCTAGATCTATAAGACAAAAAATCGGAACACAAAAAAAAGAGGAAATTTTAAAAATATATCCTGATGCAGAGTTCATACCTCAAACAAGCAAAAGAAGATACTTCTATTTTTTAGGAAATAAGACAGAACGAAAATATCATAGAAAACAAATTGAAGAACAAATAAAACCATATCCAAAAAGACAAGAGGTTGCATAAGAGAAGTCTAGCTGTTATACTTAAGACATACAGAAACAGGAACCATGAACAGCCCAACTTGGAAGCAAGCTAAAGAAGCTATTACACTTTTAGAAGCACTTGGAGAAGAAGACAAAGCTGAAATGTTTGACGAAGAACTAAGGAATACACATAGCGACTATGAGGTTTTACATTTAATGGTAAAAATAGAGAAAGTGCTTGCATAAGACAAGTTTACTTGTTATACTTTAAATAAGGAAGGCGAGAGATTGCTGACCACAACCCCAAGAAAAACAATGACCATTGATTACACAAAAGAAGCCCTTGCTATTAGCGAAACAGTCATCCAGCAATTAGGAGGACATAACCGATTAAAAGTGATGGTTGGAGCTAACAACTTTAGCTTCTTAAATGAAAAAGAAGCGACTGTTGTAACGACAACTTTTAATTTTAAAGGTTCCAGAAAAATGAACCTTTGCCAAATAATTTATAGAAGGTGTCCTGATACTTACATTGTGAAATTTTGGAAAAAAGGAACAAAAACAATGCCGAAAGTAATTAGTGAACATGAAGACATTTATTGCGACCAGTTAATAGAATTGTTTGAAAAAGAAACAGGTCTTTATTTACATTTTTAAGGAGCTAATATAATGAACATCTGCATTTCTTTTTCTACCGACAACGCTGCTTTTGACCACGCAGGTATTGAGTCTAGCCGAATACTTAAAGACATTGCGAACTGGATAGAAGACAATGAAGAAATAGCTCCATTCAATAAAAATATTTACGACATAAATGGAAATAAAATTGGCAAAATGGTTGCAGAGTAGAAGTATTTTTGTTATACTTTATATATACAGGGAAAGGCGACTGACCCTACAACCCCCAAGAGCTAATGAAGCCTTATTTGAAAATTACAAAAATTGCTGAAAAGCATTGCATTTGTATTGGTGACAAGGTTTTAAAAAGATTTACAAGCCATGAGAAAGCTTGTAAGGAAATGGCCCAAAACCTTGATTACTACATGACACAAAAGACAACTCTTAATTGAGTTGTTTTTTTTTGTTTTTAACCCCGAACATTATTACCATGAAAAGCTTATTTTTTATTTTTAGTTTCTCCCTGATTACCTTTTTTGCATTAGATTCTTCTTTGGATGAAATGACTAAAAGAGACTGTGAAATTGGTAAAATACCTGCTGCTTGTGAGCAACTAAAAAAATGAGTTCAGCACCCAAGTACAAACTCAATGACCAAGTCAACAAGAAAAGCAACACAGGTGTTTTTCTAAAGACTGGTTCTGCTGTTGGAACGATTATTAAAGTTATAGAGAAATACAACAAAAGAGATCGTATTTGTTATTACTACGGCGTCAAATGGCCTGATGGAAGAAGGTCAGAACACGCACAGCACATACTCGTTCCAGCACCTTAAAATGAACAACTCCAGAAAAGCTTACACAAGTAGTAGGCGTGAAAATGAAGCTTGGATTAAAAGGATAGAGAAGGAAATCAAAGAATATTCAAAATACTCTTGGTATGACCGAACCCTTCACGATAAGTGTATTGAACTCTGTCAAAAAGAAATCAATGGTTAATAAAATTATTGCGGCATGTCCTAAATGCTCTTTCGTCAGGACTAGAGTTGTATGCACTAAACGTGCAGAGGATGGAGTTACGATTAGGCGTAGAAGATGTCCTGATTGCGATCATCGTTGGTACTCAATACAGTACCCAGAAGTTGCAATCGAAGATAGTGAAGTCAAATGGATAAAGACAGGATCAAACGCACAGTTTGTCCCTTCATAAATCAAATATTTTTCTAAGGAAGTTTTTAAAAGTAGGTTGTCTTACAGGATTTTCCAAACAAGCAATCTTAGCTTTGCATCTTGCTATCTCAGATAAACAATTAGCAATGAATTGTGCTTGCTGAAAACCTTGCCTTTCTGATGCTTCGCAATGTCTTACTAATTGTTCTTTTGAAGCACCTTCAGTGAACCATCTAATTTTTTTCTCTAATTCTAATTCTTGTTCAACTGTAGGAGGTTCCATTAGTTGATCTAACAGAATAAATTGTTCATCCAAGTTCTCCATCTAATTCTTTCCTTTTAGCTGCTAATCCAGTGTAGACACCGTGGAAAGGACTGTCAGGTAAATGACGACCATCAAGCACGTATAATCGCTCCATTTCCATCATTCTTTGCTTGTCTTCCTCTAACCATTTTGGATCGTAATTTGTCATTGTAAATTCGTATTAGATTTGGGGTATAACCTTGACTGAAGGAAGTTTACAGCCTCGTCATCCAGTGTATTTGTAGTTTGTTTTGCTGCTGATCTTAATAGATCAAGCAACAATTTTTTACCTGCTTCACTACGCAAAAAAGCATAAAGAAGCGGAAGGAAAGGCTTAAATAGTTTTCTCATAAATAGACTTACTCTTCACAATCTTATATAAAACCGCTACATTTGGCTTGGTGATCCCCATACACCCCAGTTAAGCCTCCCTAGATTTGCACGTTAAGGGAGGTTTTTCTGTTACAACCAATAATCAACTTAGCAGGATTATGGAACAGAAATCTATTTTATGTTTTTGTTCACATTGCTTAGAAATAAGACGGCAACAATCAAGATTAAGAGAGTTGAATAAAAACAAAAAAGTCGCTAAGTTGTCTATGTAATTTACTCAACATGCAAGTAAGTTATTAAACACGCAGTGGGATGCGATGTTAGTCAGAACCCCTTAGCTCTTAGAGGACGCTAGGGGGTTTTGCTATTGGCCCCTCCAATTCCGAGGTCTAACTGAATCAAGCCTTACGAGTTCTTTATCTATAGCGTTAAGTCGGTGAAAGATTTCTCGAATATCTCCTTGGCGTTTGTTGGAACGATTGCCAAGAACCATCAGTAACGCAGATACCATTGCACCAACTAAAGCAGAATAAACTTCAGGCATTTCTATTCACCCAATGACCTTGTTGGATATTAATCCATTCCTTCTGGGCAGCCACTAGATCAGGTTTAGAAATATCTGGATCATTGATTAAACTCCATAATTCAATACGTTTATTAATCTGATCGACTGTTAGGCCATGAGCCTTGGCGATTGTTTCTTTCTGCTCTTGGGAAAGGAACTTCATTACGTTTGAACGATTTACGACTAATGTAGATATGTTTGCTATTTTTTTACATGGTTGATAAGAAACCTGAAGCAAAAGTCATTGCTATTGAAGAAGACGATAAACCTGATTACCAAGAAAAAATAATGTTCCTAGTCAGTACTGGGGCGCAATCTTTGATTTTGACTTGGTGCTTGATCGTATTGTCCCTTGGATACATAAAATTGCCCAATCGCATGTTTGGCCTTGACATACCAGACCAGCCAAGAGTGGACTCAACTTTTGCGGCTGGATTATTGGGGAATATCCTTGCAGGATGGGGTGTCTCTGTGGGTGCGGCGACTGGAGCGAAAAAGAAAAAGAAAGAAGAAGACACCAATGGAGCAAATGTAGGAAACGGTTATCAAACTATTGTTATCAAACAACCTATAGAATTAATTACTAAGACCCCTACCGCCACAAGGGTTGATCCTATTACAAACAAAAACATTGGCCCTGACGGCAAGCTTGTATGAAAAAACTATTTTTGATTCTTTTCCTAGCGGCTCCTGCTGCTAACGCAGATTTGACGCATAGCATCACTTCGAGCGCACAGCTTACGGTAAATGCAGCAGTAAGTCAGGCTGAAAGAATTGGTACTTCTTTTAGTATTTCTGGAACTGGAGTTGACGTTACGGATGGGACGACTGCTGGGACGCTCAGTGCTGGCACGATTACATCTGGTGTATATGCCCCAGGAACCATCGCTGCAACCCAGAATGCGACCTCTGGAGAATCATTTTCGTTCAGCCAATCGCTGATTACAGGAGATGCGGTCCCTACAGGCGCACCGACTGTTGGAGCAGTACCTAATTTTTCTGATGTAACATCGCACAGCTCAGGTGTTGCAGGATCACTTGCGGGTTCTGTCACAAGTGCTGGAGTTGTCTCGCTCACTGCTGGAGGCCAAGGCACAGTTGCGACTGGATCTGTCGTTACATCTATTTCTGTGAAGTAAAAATGAAGAGGTATTTACCATTATTATTAATATTAAATATACCTCAGACTTTAGCCGTACCAGTGGTTCCAAACTTTTCAAGTGGAACCATGTCGGCAGTCACTCGCACGACCCAAAATGTTACTGAATCTATTGTCTCTACTGACTACAACACTGGGCATACTTATACGATCAATGGAACAAATTTGTCTATTGATGGCGCAACTCTTTCGCCGCCTCCAGAGCAAACATCCCAAACGATTAACGGAGTAAGTTATACATGGACTGGTGCAGACCTAACACAAAAACCAAACGTCACGATTGCAACTCCAGGTCAAGCGTTTCAATACGCCGAAAGTTACGTTGGCCCTGGGCTATCGAATATGACAACGATAAATCGTACCACCGTACTCGAAAGTACAACAGAAACTACTTCAGTCTTCTCGCAATAATATTATTTAGTGGTCAAAGTGCGTTAGCCAATACTTCACAAACTGCGGCTCCTGTTGCTAATACGTCAGCAAGTCTGACCAATATGGCAATACAAACATTACAGGGAAATCTTATACAAAACCAATACGGAGGTGGAGTTGTTTGTCAGGGGC